CAAGTGATTCGTGATATTGATGATTGACAACTCGAGGGGAGAGTAGCAATAACCCATTGAATCTGAAAAGTTCTGGGGGTTGAATAGTTTGAAGATACAATCCTCATCGCCGAACGTAGCTAGAGGCCTGTTATCGTAGGAAATCTGAACATACTTAACGAAGTCATTCTCAACCTCATTAACAACTTGATCAGCTTTAGGATCATTGTCGCTCTTTGGCTTGGAGAGTTGATAATTCTTCATCGCATTGGAACTCACTTGTTCCTTTGACAAAGCCTTATTGATAAGGTATATGGACTCAGCTGGAAGAGGGCGAAACCTGTGCAAGCCACCCTTTCTCGTCTTAACTTTTTCAATAGCTACGTGACCAAACGTCAGAGCGTCGCGGCCGATAACCTTCAAGAACTCGCCAAAGTTTCTCTTGTCATCTTGAGGTGTGCCCTCTTTGCGACCGCAGTGGTAGAGAAAATCTTCAATAGCTGCAATCTCATCCTTCTCTTGGTCCGTGTAGTGAGATTCTCCGTCCTTCTTAAGGACACGAAAACCCATCTCAAAGCGACGATGCTCTGGACGAGAAAATCTTAACAGAGTATCAACACGACATTGAATGATGGCCGAAACAAGCCAGTCGCGTATAGACACTTCTTTAAGCGTCTTGTTGGAGATACGTGTGAGTTTGAACTTGTAGTTAACTTGGGAACCGATGAGATCGAAGTAAGGATCATCAACGAAAGCCTTACGACCGATCTGCTTAGAAGCATCATGGTTTTCTTCTGGAACGTCAGGTAACCTGTCGCCGTTGGCAGAAGCTGGGGTCTCTGGTGAGGCAAAAGAAGATATACCGCCGGATGGGACTTCAGCTTGTGCAGATACACCATCAGCCTTTAAAAGCTCATCTATCTGCCCTTGAACTCTATTTTTCAACCAATCGTCGTACCAGGCCAAAATTACACCTTATTACCCTTCTTCAAGTTGTCTATTGCCGGAATAACTTGAAGATTCCAAGGCACATGTAAACCACACACAGCGTCACTTACTAAGGGAACAATGTGATCTACATGATAGATTATACCGTTTTTCAACCTCAACTCGTCTCTTTTAATATAGAGCGACTTCATCTCAGTCATATGCTCTTTAGTAAGCCAAGGTGGAGTTGCTCTGAGTTTCATCGCTCTACGACAAGCTTCGCGGGCAGCTCTTTCAGGTTTATGCAACTTATCATAAGCACTATTTCTACGCCTGTAATCTTCTCTATGATTTTCTTGATGGCGACGGCGAGATTCCCGAGCCTTATCAAGATTGTTTCTATAATATTCGCGTTTATATTCTTTTGATCTAGGAGCATAGGATTTTTTACACTCTATACACCTGGACGACAATCCAAATTTGCCATTACCTTTGTGAAAATCAGCAAACGATTTCTCTAATTTACATGGACCATTACAAAACTTAACCATTCAGTTATCATACCATGTCGTTTACCTAAATATCAACCGATTGACCAAATAAATCCCCCAGCGCCGCCCGTGGAATCATCATCGTTGCCAGAATCCTCTAGCTCAGATGGTTTACCAATCTTGCCCAACTTAGATCTGTCCGGCTCTTGATCATTCATTCGTATACCCTGTGTTAGGGCATATTCTGTAGGAGTTGGCATCCTATGAAAGTTTCCCTGGGTGTCCTGCAAGCTGGCACCCTGATCCATCAAACCACTGCCCAGAATGATCTGGGACTTCCCGAATAACAATGTCATTGGATAACGCAATGCGTCGAGCCAGTGATCGTGTTCAGTGTCTGGGTCATCTGTAATGAGTCCAGCAGCATCCATCTTGTAGTGATATAGAGAAAACTCTCTGACTAAGGGGATACAATTATCTTTAGCCAAGAACATCTTAGCCTCTGTTGTACCAGGCATCTTAAGGAACTTCTTTATAACTTGAATACCTGTGTTGATAGCGCCCTTGTCTGGCTGGTTAGCGACCGGCAATCCAGCCTTCTGCATTTCTTGTATGGCACCCTGGTCGGCGGCATCAGGAACATAAAGTTGGCACCTGTACATGGTGTGGTATTTAGTCTTAATATGGTGAATCCAGGTTGGAGTGCTAATGTGGGTCATGCCGTCGGTTTTGACAACGTAGATGTTATCTCTGGAGTCAACGAAGAAGAAAACTACGGTGTTGGGCGATGAGAAACCCCAGTCGATACCGGCGTAGCAAGGAATTTGCATTTCGTGACACTTCTTTACGAATATGTCATGAGTGCACTCTCCCGGGAATGGCTTACCAACTAATGTCAGCCACATGTCGTTCCACGTCTTGATGTGAACTTTCTCATCGAACTCTCTGAAGATAATCCCTTCCACGGAGGGCTTCAAGTTCATCAGCTGAGCTAATGCCCAATCGGCACCCTCAGCGCGAACCTTCTGGATCATCTCATCCAGCGTCTTTAGCATGGGTGAAGTCGAAGTTTGCTTCTTGGCATCGGTGAGGCAGATAGAGAACAGTGGGCACTTAACGCACCCATTGAAACCCTTATGCACCTGATACTCTTTCTGCTTGTTTCTATCCTTCTTATCAAACTGTTCCTGGGTCAAGACTTCCATCTTGTCCTGGTTTACAAATAGATCAACGGGTGTGGTACCAGACCTACTGTCGGGGCAACGCTCAGTGAACTCAAACGCGGTCCATCTGCGAGCAACACGGGACTTGTCTGGGTTCCCCTCAATTTCTTCCAACTTCTGATTCATCAAGCCGTAACGAGACTTGCGGGTAGAGATACCCACGCGAAGGGCTTTCTTACCAGACCTAGAGTCTAACATGCCGGAAATCTCTCGGAAAGCCTTCACACCTTCACCAGAGACCGTATCGATCTCATCGACAACCACCAGCGGAACGTGAGGACCGTTACAGGCCTTCAAGGTGCAGGGAAGAACCTCAAGCGTGACCTTGTCTGACCCAATATTGAAGATACTCTTCGACATGTTGGCTTTTTCAAGGATACGCTCATCTTCAGGGATGTCGGCTGGGATAACAATCGGCTTCAGCTTGCGGTTGTATAGAAAATTCTTCTGATAGGCGTAACAACGCTCAGCTTGAGTCTGAATAGCTCCTACGTGAACGACATCACGCTTATCGTGCAGCAATATCATCAGCTCGGCTATAGCCATGCCGAGAGTTTTACCGGATCCTCGACCAGCAACGAATAGGAGTTCCTGTATGTTGTCAGGGTTCATCTTCAGAACGCAGATACGGTAAACTTCCCAGATAACATCCAAAGGATTGGTGTCCGAGTACCTCGACACAGTGATATCGGGCAGTTCCAGACTAAGATGATACTTAATCCAGTTCTTTACACCCTGTCTATCCTTGCAGGGGGTCAGCAAGAGCTTCTTCTGCTGGTCAAAAGTTAATGTTGGTTTAGTGATCTTGGCCATCTATGCTCGTAGCCTCAGCTAGTAATGTTGCAGCATCTTGCTCCGCTGGCTTCTCTTCAGCTTGTTTCTGCGGAGGACTTAGGGCATCAAACATCGGAGACTTGTTACCCTTGGCACCGGGGGTTGCGCCAGAAACGAGCTTGTACAGCGTCTCGGAGACATCCTTGTATTCCTTGACACTACCGATGCGCAGGGAAGGCTTTGGATTGTTGATAGGATCTTGGCAATACTTCACCATGGCCTCAAGGTGTTCAGCGTTAGTAACAGACATCATAGTTGTCAAAAAATCAACTTGTTCTAGGACAGATTTAACAACCTTCGCGCGAACTCTATCTTGGAGAGTGTGCATCATCTTGTCGCGATCGTGTGCCCAGCCGCGCAACGATGCGGTAAGGGCAATCTGCCCCAGGTTGTACTGAGGAAATTGCTGAGTAATCTTTGGCAGCGATTCACCTAGAAGATAGAGTTCAAAGAGTTTAGCAGCTTCAAGTTCTTTCAAGGCACCTGCGGTCTTGTGCTTCCTTAAGAACTTCTCTGCAAGCTTAATCTCTTCCTCACTCAGTCCGTATCGCTCTTCGTCCGTTAGTCTTTTCTTTAACGCCATATAACTCTTCCCAACAGTCTTTCTCTTTCACTACAGAGATAACGTGTCTAATCCTTATTTCACTTATCCCTTTATACTTACTTAATTGACTTACCGTAAGGCCAAGAGCTAATAGGCAAATAACAGATTGTTCGATCTCACTGAAATGACTCAGTAGATCCTTAAATTTATCAGATGGAGGGTTATGAAAAACTTCTTGGAGTAAAGGTTGGAGCTCAGAATCAGATGAGAATTCTTTGCTTAGCTGGTCTAGGTGAGAGGCAAGGGTTGATGCAGAGTGACCACTTAAGTAGTGCACCCATAAATCTTGACGCTGGTCTTCATTATTAGTCAGGCAATTTATTAGTTGGCTGACTTGATCCGTCGGACTCACCTTCAACTCCAATGTTATCTACATATACATCGAAGTCCACTATAGTGAGCTTTGTGGACCAATTAGATCCACAAAAATCCTTTACGAACGAGCTCAGCATGCCCTGAAAATTTAAATTGCCTTCTTTCTTCAAAAGACGCTTAAATCTCCACATACCGAACAGTGATGTAGAGGCAGCCAGCTTATTGTAGAGATCCATCTTCTTGAGGACTTTCTTGGTGAGATAGACCTTATAGTCTACGCACTTATCCTCAGTACGAATCGCTACTTCCACTGCTTGCACATCAGGATGAATAATAGAACCATAGAAGAACAGTTGATCCTTCATAGTGTCAGTGATTAGGCCGTTGTTTAACAACCACCTCTGCTGATCAATCTGTTCGGATAACTTTTCTAAGTCCATTACTACTCCTAAGGTGAAACTACCTTACACCTATTATATCAGTTAACTAGTCTTGATTGACTTAATATCTCTCTAGCTTTATTCGAAAGCTCTTCCTTGTCGATGGAGCCATTATACACTTTAACTATGTACTCTGATACTATATGTTCCATCGACTTTGCTTCGATAGAGATCTTCTTCTTCTCGTTATCTGTAAACTTCGTCTTTACTTTAACATCTACTCCAGCAATTGCCTCAAGATACTCTTTAGAGCCTAGATAACCCACTATCTCAGCCTTTGTACCTTCGAGCTCCAATACCCAATGATCCTTACTGCCGGAGATATCCTGCTGCACGAGTTGGTGAACTATTTCTGTCGACGTGTGCTGAGATACCACGACATGAAGTCTTCGCCACGCTGGGAGTGGAGTTGCAATAAAGGTCTCTGCATACGTAGCCATATCAATAATGGTGATTCCTTTGATTTGATCAACGTCTGAAG